AAAGTAACAACAACTGCAGCAGGAACAGGAACAGTTGGTATTTCAGGTGGTAGTATTTCTAAGACAACTAAATACTTAAGTGCATCACCAAGTACTACAAGTACAAATTCAGGTACACCAAGTGCCACTACTACATTTGTTACTGGTGTGACTGGTGGTACAACAACAGCAACAACAAAATATTTAAGTGCAAGTACAAGTGCAACAACAAGTACAAATACAACAGTTGCTTCTCATACACATACTCATAGTTATGGTAGTTCAACTGCTTTAACAACAGGTGATGGTAGTAATGCTACTGCTACTGCAATTAGTGGAATCACTAGTGGCTCATTAACAAAGACAACAAAATACTTAACATTGGAGGAAGATGAATAATGGCTGATAAAATAGACCAAATTACAATAGGTTCAACTTCTTATGATATAGATTTACCACCAGATGCTACACCTAGTATCTCTTCTTTAACTGTATCTGGAACTACAGATGTATCTAGTGGTACTTTAAAGTTATCAACTATCAATGCTCCTACATCTTCTGGTGGAACTACTTATGGTCCTGGAACTTCTGGACAAGTATTAAAATCAAATGGCACTACAATGTATTGGGCAAGTGATAGTAATACAACTACTACTTATGGAACTTTAGCTTATTATTTTAGACCTTATGTAGGAACACAAGCACTATATAGATATAAATTTGTTATGTTAGACAAGGATAATAGATTAGTTCCTCTAACAATAACTGATGTAGCTAGCGGTACTGCTGTTACAAATCAAACTCCTACAAATGTTGCATTTAGACCAGAAAAAATTTGGTGGTATAATGTAATAACACCAGTTAATGCTGGAAGTGTTATTGGTGTAAATACATTAACTTCAATTGGTTATAACGCTAACGACTCTCTAAAGGGTGGCATGGCTATTTGTAATTTTAACTCCACTATATCTAAATATAGAATGATTTATCTATGTGGTACTTATGACAAAACAACTGGATTATTTACTTTAAGAGATGGAGGCATAGCCGGTTCAACACAATATTATGTTCAAGTTCCTACTAATACCGCAAATATTACATTAAGTTCATATTTTACATCAGGATATGATTATATTCTTTTAGGTGGTACATACTCTACTGATAATTATATGCACTTAATGGATAATAATCCAATGTATCATTTTGATGGAACTAATCTTGTTCCTTATGATACATATAAAGTTGCTAGAACTGATGTTAGTAATACTTTTACAACTAACCAAATAATGCCAAAAATATCTTTAAAAGAAGATTCATATAGTGTAGTAGATATTTCTGCATCTAGTGGTTTTGATGTTGGCATTGGCGCACTTTTGTTTAAAACAAAAGCGGATTATACTAAGGATTATTATGTTAAAATTGGTTTTGATGATTGTCCATATGATTATGGTGGTGATTATTCTCTTCTTATAGATTTAAATAATAAACAAACAATTGCTATTTTACCAAATGAAGATTGGACTACAGGAGATTCTGGTGTTGCAACTGAGTTAACACTTCCAGCAAATTCTGGCACACTAGCTTTAACTAGTGATATTCCAACGAATGTTGCTAAAACAAACATAGACAACAATTTCTCAACTAATCAAACATTTAAAGATATTACTATGTATGCTGCAAGTGGAGATAGCCCACGTATTATTTTCCAACGTGGGACTTTAACAGATACATATAATGACTGGTCTTTGTATGATAGCAGTGGATACTTATATATACAACAAAGAGGAAGTTCAAGTTCAGTTTGGGAAACAAGAGCCACATTTACTCAAAGTGGTGTTAACTTCGCAGGAACAATTTCTGAAAATGGCACTTCTCTTGCAAATAAATATGTAGATAAAACAACTTCTCAAACAATAAATGGAACTAAGACATTTAATAGTGCGCCTATTATCACTAATCCAACTCCAACTTCAACCACTATTACTCCAGGTAGTACTAGTTCTATTTCTGGTGTATATAATTGTGATATGTCAGTAAGTACATTTGATGCTTTATATAACTATATTAATGCTCATACTAGTGTTACTGTTACACAAAATTATTATTCTCCTAGTAATTTAACTTCAATATCAACCTATACCACTACATGGACAATATCCACTTCACCTGCAGGCTCATCTTATCAATCTATTGGTTGTTGTACTACTACACCTTATTTTTATCTTATTAAAATAGATAGTAGTCATATAGGTATATATACTTATAGTTCAACAACACCTTTTATTGTTTACATGGGAGGTACAGACACAACTTTATATGAAACACTCTCTGGAGATAATGTAAACTCAATTGCTACTATTGGTCAAATAGCAGAAGCATCTTCTCCATTATATGAACATAATATATTAATAACATATAATGATTCAACTTCTTCTCCAAAAGGGAAATGTAGAGTTAGATTAAAAGTTATTAATAGAGATTCAACAGCATTTACTGGTCCAACATTAGCTACTTTTCTATATCCAATTGGATATGGTCCAATGATACCTGCCTCTGGAAAACTATCTTATTTGTATACAGCAAATAATGTTGTTTACACAAGATTATATGATGTTATAGGAATAGGTTCATTTACAACTAATAATTTAACAGCTTTATGTTTTGATTCTATAAAGATTGGTGAAGAAGTGAATGGTGTGCTTACTTTAAATTCTAACTCAATAACAAATGAAAATGTTTCAATTTCTACTTTAGGAGGTACTACAACTAGTTTCTCCATTACAGATAAAATAAGAACATTGGAGTAATTTATGGGAATTAAGTTTGGAACAATAGATATAACTGGAGTAAATCTTGGAACAACAAATATAAGTGAAGTATATTTTGGTAATACTTTAGTTTTTGCTTCTTCTTATAACATTATTAAGGGAACTCAAAACAATTGTACAATTACAGCCCCTACTTCAGCTTCACCTGATGAGTCTATAACGATTAAAAGTTCTCTTTCTCCTTCTACCTATACTTTTTATCAATTTGATTATTTAAGAATAGGGACTAGTCAAGATGCTTATGATATTCTTAATCTTACTGGTTTATCTGCACCAACAGCTATACCTAATGACATTACATATACATACTCTCAAAGTGCATCAAATTCAATTTATTTATCTTCAAGTTGGAATTGTGATGTAGTTTTCTATACAATTAAATCAGGATTTAAACGTAGAACATCTAATTTGACATTATCTATACCTGTAGATAAACCTTCTACTGTTTCTTCTTGTGCTGGTAGACAAATATATTTTATAGGTAAGATAGAATGTACTACATCTGGGTATACTGATTATAAAGGCTCTTTTATGACCATGATGTCATTTACATGCCCAAGTAATACTGCTACTACTGTATCTATAGGGACATTTTATATTTATCACTCAGGTTCAACTGTGTTCACCGTGACAACGACTTTTACCTATGCAGGAGATAGTAGTACTACTACTCTAGGCACAGTAAAAGCTGTTATTTCAGGAACAAATCCAATTAGTTCAACTATGACTTTTAATGGTTATATTACATATTGTTATGTTCTTTAATATTATTAATAGTAGTTGCTAAATTAAATGAGAAAGTTGATTTAAGTGTATATTAAAGGAGAGTGAAGATTGATGGATAGTGAAGCAATTAAAACAGTTGTAACAATTATTAGTTGTATAATCTCACTCTTATCGTTATTTGGATTTGGTACAATTATGACAATGTTTTGGAAAGATAAGCATGATAAAAAGAAAAAAGATATGGAAGAGAATTCACAATTAAGAGAAGAACATGATGCACAAGTTTTAGCTAAGATTGTTAATGATGCTCTTGACCTTAAATTATCTCCTATTATTTCTAAATTAGATATGTTAGAAGAAGATATGGTTAAAGTCAAAAAAGGTGTACAAGTTAGTAATCGTACAGATTTAGAGGAACTTAGTGAAAAAGCAGATAAACAAGGATTTTTAAGTGCATATGACAAACAAAGATTTGAAGCAACATATCAAGCATATCATAATCTAGGAAGAAATGGTATCATGGATGCAACAAGAGAAAGAATCTTAGCAATGTCAGAATCAAAACCAGTCAAGAAGAAAACTACAACAACTAAAAAGAAAGTTGTGTTATTAGAAGATAAGTAGTAAAATAAAAGAAAGGTAAATTAATTATGGAACAATTTTGGGTAGTGTTTTGGGGAGTAATTGGTACAATTGCCACAGGTCTTGCAACTTGGTTAACCACAATGGTTGTTAGTTGGTTAAATCAAAAAATTAAAGATAAGAAGTTAGCAAGATGGTCAAGTGAATTATTCACAATCATTATGGGAGCAGTTCAAACAGTTATGCAAGAATTTGTTTCTGTTATGAAAAAAGAAGGTAAGTTTAATGAAAAAGCTCAAGCAGAAGCAAAAGAAAGAGCATACAAAATTATTATTGGTCAACTTACTAGTGAATTAAGAGATTATATTACTAATAACTTTGGTGATATAAAAGAATATGTGATGAATCAAATTGAAGCTGTGATTTATCAATTAAAGTATTAATTTAAAATTATGATTATAAAGAAGAGGTTATTAAAACTTCTTTTTTATTTTTGTCTTATAAATAAATTTGCTAAATTAAATGTAGTGTAGTTGGAGAAGATTTCTTAAACGATGAATTTAGAAAAATTAAACAATCTTAGTGAACAAGAACGTAAAGTCGCTCTAGATATATTAAAAGAGTTTGCAAATAAAGGTGTATCTCAAACATACACTGATTTGCTTTATGCTGACTATAATGAGATTCCTGTTGACATAGAAACTTTTTTAAATGATGATAATTATCTAGGCAAAGCATGGAAAGACACTACTGGTAAATCTAAGATATATCCTTTTTGGATGGAAAATGTTTTAAAGAAAATCTTTCCAAATAATTTAGATACAGATTATGACACATTACTAGAATCAGGTGCTAGAGGTCTTGGTAAATCAGAAATAGCAGTTGGTGCTATATGTTCATATTTGATGTATAGAGTTTTATGTTTAAAGAATCCTTTAGAGTTTTATCATTTAAAGTTAACTGAAAAAATTGTCTTTGCTTTTATGAATATTAAATTAGATTTGAGTGAAGCAATTGCAACTGATAAATTTCAAAAAACAATTCAAATGTCTCCTTGGTTTATGTCAAGAGGTTCAATGACCAAGAGAAACAATAAACCATATTGGGTTCCACCAGAACCTATTGAAATTGTTATTGGTTCTCAAAGTGATGATTTAATTGGTAGACCAGTATTCTTTGCCTTCTTTGATGAAATTTCATTTATTAAGAATCAAGATATTGATAAACAAAAAGCCAAAGCAACAGATATGATTGATACTGCTATTGGTGGTATGAAAACAAGATTTATTCATAAAGGTAAAAATCCTACATTACTTGTTGTTGCATCATCTAAGAGAAGTGAACAATCATTTATGGAATCTTATATTAGATTATTGAGTGAAACTCAAAGTGAGAAGACTTTAATTGTAGATGAACCAGTATGGAAAGTCAAGCCAAAAGGAACTTATAGTGATAAGATGTTCTATATTGGATTAGGAAATAAGTTCTTAGATAGTATTGTTATTCCTGATAGTGATATTAATAATCTTCAATCATATAGAGAAAAAGGTTATGATGTAATTTCTATACCTATTGACTTTAAAGAGAATGCATTAAAAGATTTAGATAGAATGTTGTGTGACTTTGCTGGTATCTCAAGTTTCTCATCTAATAAATTCTTAAGTGCAGGAAGATTATCAACTATTGTACATAAAGAATTTAAGAATCCAATGCCAGATGTTATTGAAGTTGGTAATGGTAAAGATGATTTAGTTGAGTATCAAGACTTCTTTGATATGAGTAAGGTACCTCAAGAATATAAAACAAAACCTCTATTCATACATTTAGATATGTCCATTAGTGGTGACAAAACAGGTATTGCTGGTGTATGGATTATAGGTAAGAAACCAACAAGTGGTGGTAATCCTGGTAAAGATTTATTCTTTCAACCATTGTTTAGTACTTCAGTTAAAGCACCAAAAGGTAGACAAATATCTTTTGAAAAGAATAGAAGTTTCATTAGATGGTTAAGAGACCAAGGATTTAGAATCAAAGAAATTACAAGTGATACTTTTCAATCTTATGACTTACAACAACAATTAAGTGCAGAAGGATTTAATTGTTCAATATTATCAGTAGATAGAGTAGAGAATATTCCTGGTGAACAAGTTGGTATATGTAGACCCTATGAATATGCTAAAAATGTTATATATGAGGAAAGATTAAGATTATATGAGACTGAACTTCTCTATAATGAATTTGTTCAACTAGAAAAAGACAATAACACAGGTAAAATCGACCACCCCAAGAACGGCTCAAAAGACCAAGCAGACGCTATTACAGGTGCTATATATACGGCAAGTAAATATGCAGATGAATATGCTCATGACTATGGTGATGATTTAGAAATCATTAATCAAGCAAATACAAATCAAGATATATCAGAAGAAGAATTAAAGAAACAAATGGAAGAAGAGTTAATGGCTCAAGCAAGATTTTTAAGACCTGAATATGTGCTTAAAGATAAAGATGATATCTATGGCATGGATAATAATGATATTAATGCTTATAATAATGATGTCATATTTCCAATGTAGTGCTAAATTTATTGATATATTGATATAAAAATAATATAGGAGAAACTATGGCAGAAACAGATAATACAAACATAGTCGGAAAGAAAATAAAACCAACACCTAAAGAACCTCAAGAAATAGGTATTGATGTTGACAACACGGTTCAATTAGAGTTATTAGATAGTGTTGCTACAAGTAGTGTTGATATGTCATCAATTGAAAATTTAAGTAATGTTTCTCAAACAAGAGAATCAATATTTCAATTGATTGATACAATGGCTTTAGATGATAGAGTTTCAGCTATTCTAGAAACTTATACAGAAGATGTTACACAAACAAATGATAATGGTCAAGTTGTGTGGTGTCAAAGTGATAATGAAGATGTTGCAAAATATATTACACACTTATTAGATGTTTTAAATGTTGATAAACATGCACCAGAATGGGTTTACTCAATGATTAAATATGGTGATGTTTATTTAAAAATGTTCAAAGATAGTGACTATAAAGAAGATGAAGAATGGGTTAATGAACATGTTAAAAAAGATAAAACATTAAATGAAGATATTGTTAAAGAAGACATCAATGTTATTTTACATCAAGAAGATGACCATTATAGACCATATGTTCAAATGGTTGCTAATCCAGGTGAAATGTTTGAATTGACAAAGCATGGTAAAACAATGGCATATATTTCTGCACCTACAAATGTTCAAACACAATTCACAAATCAAGAAACATACAACTACATGTACTACAAAATGCAACAAAAAGATATTAATATCTATAGTGCAACAGACTTTGTACATGGATGCTTAACAAATAATAATGCTAGTAGAGTTCCTGAACAAGTTAGTCTATTTGTTGATGATAAAGATTATAATAATGAATCAGCAACAAGTGCAGCTACATTTGATGTTAGAAGAGGTCAATCTCTTCTTTATAATCAATTTAGAACTTGGAGACAACTTAACTTATTAGAAAATAGTGTTCTCTTAAATAGATTAACAAAGTCAGCTATTCTTAGAATCTTAAACATTGATATTGGTGATATGTCTAAGACTCAAGCAATGAATTATATTGATAGATTAAAATCTAAGATTGAGCAAAAGACAGCTTTACAAAAAGATAAATCTATTCAAGAATATACTAACCCAGGTCCAATTGAGAATATTGTATACTTACCAACACATAATGGTCAAGGTAATGTTACTGCTCAAACACTTGGTGGAGATTATGACCCTAAACAATTGACAGACTTGGAATTCTTCCAAGATAAATTCTATGGAAGCATGAGAGTTCCAAAGCAATTCTTTAACTTAACTAGTGATAGTACAGGTTTCAATGGTGGTACATCATTAACAATTATCTCTAGTAGATATGGTAAAGAAATTAAGAGTATTCAAAATAACTTTATCCAAATGTTGACAGACCTTATTAACTTATTCTTAATTGATAGAGGTTATCCAACTTACATTAATCAATTCAAATTGAGAATGCAAGAACCTATCACTCAAGAAGAATTGGATAGAAGAGAAAGTCAAAGAAATAAGATTGGTGTTATTGGTGATATCATGCAACAAGTTGGTAATGTTGTTGAAGACCAAGTCATCAAATTAAAAATTGTTAAAGCACTATTGGCAGAATGTGTTACTGACCCTGAAGTTATTAACTTATTACAAGAAGAGATTGATAAACTTGATAGTAAAGAAAATCCAAAAGAAGAGGATGAAAACAAGTCAAGTGAATCTAGTGAAAGAAAACCTTCAAGAGAAACTTCAATGAATAGGTCAATTGATAAAGAATTTGGTTTTGAAGAAACACCTGAAGAACCAGTAGAAGAACCTACATTTGAAGAAGAAGAACCAACTGAAGTAGATACAAGTAGTGAGTCAAGTTATTTACCAAGTCCTGATGAATTACAACTTGACCTTACATCAAATCAATAATTGACTATTAATTGAAAGGAATTAATTATGTTACAAGCGAATGATTTAATTTTATTATTAACAGAATTAGAAAATAAGGGTGTTGAAGG